TAAACGACAGCTTGGCTACCTCCACGATCACGCCGGGGGTTGATAAGGCTCAAGTCTTTTCCGGGGTGCGGAAGCTGAGTGATGCGGCGCAGGGCATTTTTCTTGAGTTTAGCACGTCTATCGGCGCAAACAACGGGACACTAGCTATTCAAAGCCCCAGCGCATCTTTAAGTGACTTCCACTTCACAAGCAAAGGCACAACCCCAAGAAGCGCCTCAACTGCTATCTCTGCGCCTGCTACAAGAGTTTTGACAGGTCTTGGCGATATTGCGAACGACAACGTAACGCTCCGCATCAACGGCGCTCAGGTTGCGGAGACTTTGACCGACCAAGGCACAGGGAACTTCCTCGCCTATCCGCTCTACATTGGCGCACGGGCAGGCACGTCCCTGTTCTTCTCCGGCCACCTCTACGGCTTGATCGCCCGCTTTGGCCCCAACCTCGCCGCCGGGCAAATCTCCTCCACAGAAACTTGGGTCGCCAGCAGAACAGGGATCACAATCTAATGCCACGTATCACAGCAGCAGCACCGCAAGCCCTCGTCTCTGACGCCAACAACTTCGCCATGTGCTTGGGTTACTCCTTGGCGGATGGCCTGACCTTCTCCAACCTTAACTGGCAGGACGCCAACGGTGGCCTCTACGGATGTGCCTCGTGGGAAGCTTCAGAGGAGTGGCTGGGGAAGGCACAGGAGCCTCTAGAGCGCCCCTCATGGGACGTGGACGAGGTTATCGACATGGTGGCCGCAGAACGCGCGCAAGCAGCCTTGGTGGTCAGCACCGAGGCTCTCCTTGCGTCCCCTGCGGCCCTCACGGCTATCACTGGGATGCAGGCTCTGGACGCCATCGCGGCAATGGGGCTGGTTGTGAAATCTGAACCTGAACTTGAGGCATGAGGACGGCGATGGAAGGCATTTTCGCATATTGGCCAGTGGCAGTTAGCTTCGTCGCAATCATTGTGTGGCTGGTGCGCCTTGAGGCCGGAAGTGCCGAGAACACCAAGGAGATCAAGCGGCTTTGGAACCAGCGCCGGGAAGATCTGGAAGCCTCGCGCCAAGCCCGTGACGAGACCAACAAGATGCTTGGCGAAATCCGCGACGACATAAAGTCCCTCATTGCGAAGGTCGGCAAATGACCCGGAAATACAGCGCACGCAGCCTGAAGAACCTGAACGGCATCCACCCGGATCTGCGTCGGGTTGTTGACCGCGCCTTGCAGGATAGCCCGCTTGACTTCGTGGTGATCGAGGGCCTGCGAACCCGCGAGCGGCAAAAGCAACTGTTGGCCAGCGGGGCTTCCAAGACGCTCAACAGCCGCCACATAACTGGCCATGCTGTTGACCTTGTGCCGATTGGGCCCAATGGCAAGGCGGCCTTCGATTGGCCTCTCTATGACGTTCTTGTGCCTGCTGTGAAAGAAGCCGCTGCCAAGGAAGGCGTGGCAATCGTCGCCGGAGCTGACTGGCCGAAATTCCGCGATGGCCCGCACTTTGAGCTGGACCGCCGCGTGTATCCAGAGGGCGATTGGACAAGCAAGGCCAAGCCGCCTGCGGAGCGCACCAGCCCAGCGCAATCCAAGACCGTGCAGGCATCCGCCGTGCAGATCGCATCCGGGGCAGGCGCAGGCATTGCGGCCGTGGGCGCGTTGGATGGCATGGCGCAGATCGTTCTGATGGCATTCATCGGCATCGGCATCTTGGCTGCCGCCTGGGTGATGAGGGAACGCATCCGCAAGTGGGCCGAGGGCGACAGATGATCTGGTCCCTCGTGCTTTTGGTATGCGACCCGGCAACATGCGTTGCCATGAGCGGGCCGCTGGCCAAGGCCGAGGACGAATGCCACGCCGCGCTTGTCGATGCTGTTGGCCTGATCGCGCTGAAGTATCCGCAGGCTCAGGTGGTCGCATACAAGTGCATTCCGTGGGGAGCGCCGGCATGATTTTTGCGCGTTTGAAAATGTGGGCGATGGGCATTGGCCTTATCGTGGCCGCGCTGGCAGCAAGCTGGCTTGGCGGCAGAAAGTCGGCCCAAACTGACGCCAAGCAAGAGGAGCTTGAAGGATATGTCGAAACCCGCAAACGCATGGACGAGGTTGATGCTGGCGATGATCCCGCTGTGCTTCGCGAGTGGCTGCGTGAACGCGGTAAGCGGTGAGGCACTCTGCGCCGGGACCGAACAGGCGCGGGCTGAACATGCGGCGGCATTGGCGAGCGATGGCGGGCCTCTTTCGCTGGTCACGGGATCGAGGCTGATCCGGCTCGTGGATGCGGGCTGTGCCAATGACACCTAGACAGCAACAGGCCATCGAGGCGTTCAAGCGCACGGGAAACGTGGCCGAGGCTGCGCGCGAGATCGGGATAAATCGGCGCGACATGCAGCGGATGTTGGACCGCGCCGGTCTGACCGGGGATGTCAGGGAAAAGTATCGCGTAGATCCGGCCATCGCTGACAGCATGGCGGCCGCCGGGACAAACATGGTGCCATCACTGGCTTGGGTGAAGGTGCAGCCGACCGATGACCAGCCCGGCTATTCCGTCATGCTGCGCCCCGATGCACAGCCGCCAGAGGCCGTTGCAGAGCGCATACGAGCGGCACTGGAGGGGCTTGTGCCGTCTGAGCCAGTGGTGGCCCCTGAAAGCGTCATGGCCGACCTGTGCGCCGTATATCCGCTCATGGACGCGCACGTTGGCATGTTGGCATGGGGGCGAGAGACGGGCGCGCAAGATTATGACCTAGAACACGCCGCGAAAGACATGCGGCACGCCTTCGCCAAGGTGCTGGCCATGACGCCAGCGGCCCAGCAGGCTGTTCTCCTGATCGGCGGCGATTACTTCCACAGCGACGATACGCGGGCCGAGACGCCAGCCAACCGCCACAGGCTGGACGTGGACGGGCGGTTCTGGAAGATCGTTGACGTTGGCATTGGGATCATCGCTGAAACAGTGGCACGTTTATTGGCAAAACATGCCAAATTGCATGTGCGCGTGCTGCGCGGCAACCATGACCCACACTCCAGCATGACGCTCAACTTCGCGCTGGCCGAGCGTTACCGCAACGAGCCACGGATCACGGTCGAAAAAGAGCCGCGCGACTTGTTTATGATGCAGTGGGGCAAGTGCGCCATCTTTGCCCACCACGGCGACAAGGGCAAACCGCAACAGATGGCGCTTTATTTGTCGGATGTCTGCCCGTTTTGGTCGCAAACACGCCACAGGCACTACCTGACTGGCCACGTCCACCACGACCAAGCGAAAGACCTCGGGCCGCTGCGTTTTGAGAGCCTGCGCGCATTTTGCCCACCTGATGCATATGCCGCTGGCATGGGCTACGGCGCGCGGCGGGCTTTGCAGTCAATCACCTTTCACAAGCAGGACGGTCTGGTGCTGCGCGCGCTAGATCCGATTGATCGAGATGAAAGATAACCTGCCCATCGCATCCTGGCGCGTTACGCGCGATGGCCTGATGGTGTCGATAAACCAGTATCATGGCGTGATACCATTCGGCCAATTCGGCGGGCTTGTGCTGGCGCTATTGCGGATGATGAAGGCTCGCGAGGGAAGCTATGGTGAAAATGAGCCGTAGCGCAGTCTGATTTTCGACCAAACACAAAGCCACCCGTGACGGTTTCTTGGATGTGTTGCTTCCCTCGCAAATCGTTTTATCCAATCAGCTTCTGGCCTGCAATGGCCTTTTGTTCTCAAACTCCTTTAACGCGCGTTCAATCGCACCGGGCTTGCAGGACCAGATAGCTTTCGTCTTTGGCTTTGCATCGGCCTCTTTCCAAAAGCGGCTTTTGGTCGATGGCATGTGCGGGTTGAACTTGGACAGCGCCAGGACAATGCCGAACCGCTCACATGCGGCCGCGATGCTGGAGCGGTGCATCTCGTAATGGTTGGCTGTCTGCGTGATGTTCCAGCCTTTTTCCTTAGCTGCGGTCAGCATGTCTTTGGTAATAATCCTGCGTTTCGGTGCCACGTGTTCTCTCCTTGATGGCGTTGATGGTGTCTAAGTTTTGCTGGAGCATATAAAGGATCAGATCCAGTTGCTCCTGAGTGGCCCAAAGCCCACCCGGCACGCGCACAAAGCCGGCGGCGCGGATGGCCTGTGCTTGGGGGCTTGTGTCGTGCCGGGCGCGGGTCATTCCATGTTCACATTCGTCCGCAGATACAGCCGCTTCGACCTGGCCCCGCAGTTCGGGCATTTAATTTCACGGACCAGCTTGTTCAGTTTCCGCACGTCCATCGGGAAGACAGGACCGGTGCTGAAGTCTGTCTTGCAGTCTCCGCAGCGGAAATGCATGTGTTTGTCTAGATTGGTCACGGCTGTTTCCCCTTCACCGCCACAATGAGCGGCGTAACTTGTGCGGCCTTTCGTGGCGCGTAGAGTTGGTGGTGGCGGGTTCGAATATTGCCGCCGACCGTGTCAAACCTCGCGTTCAGAACGGCGTCCATTGCAGCTCGACCTCCTGCCCACCCCTCTGTGTCGCCTATACCAATGGTTTCAAATTGCGATGCACCCATGAGGCACATGAGTATGCCGTGCGGTTCTGTTTCGGCCTCGTCAGCCTCGATGATCGCAGCAAGTTCTCGAAGTTGGCGCGCAAGCGTTCTTCGCGGGGCTGGGATGCCATGAAAGCCCACAATCTTGCTCATCCCTTCTCTCCCTCAACCTCGGCCAGCGTGGCGCGGGCTTTTTCGTAGGCTTTTCCAGCTTCAACAGGACATGAAAAATATCCCAAGCTTTTACGCTTCCCGTTGATCATAATTCGGGCTTGATATGGAAGGTTGCTCCTGCTTGTGTGAACCGTCACGCCGGGCGGCTGACCATTTGATCTCGCAACCTTAAATGTCCGAAACGCTCGGCAGTTTTGAGCATGCGTCACATCTCTAAGATTAGAGATTCTATTGTCAGACTTTACACCGTTAATGTGGTCAATTGTGTATTGCGGCCATTCGCCGTAATGCAATGCCCAGCAAACCCTGTGCGCAGGATAGAGTGTGTCAAAAATTGCTCCACACATATAGCCTCGCCTATTTGTATTTAAGGCAAGCGCGTTGACGTTCTGAGCGTTCCAAGTTTTGTATGCGCGAAGGCTGGAAAACATTTCTTTAGGCCTCGGCAGCCAGAATAGCTTTCCAGTGTCAGGCTCATAGCGCAACAGTTGCCGCAACAATTCGGGTGTGATATTTGGATGGTCAGGCATTGGCGAACTCCAGTCGCTGATGTTGGGCCGGTCGAGGGTGCAACCTCCCGGCCCTTACTTTTTGCGCTATTTTGGCTAAGATTGCAAGCAACGTCGCAATTCATCCCGCTCCCGCTCCAACTCAGCAACGGTGTTGTCCATCACGGTCTGCGCCATGCGGCAGGTCTTGAGGTCACGTTCCAACCCCTCCGCATAAGCCTCGGCCTCCTTGGCGTCAGCACGGGCGGCTTCGAGTTGCTCGGTCAGGGTTTGGATGCGGTCCTCATGCAGCTTCCGCTCGGCTTCCATTGCGTTGGCATAACCCCGTTGCTCGGCAAGAGTTAACTCGGCGGTCAGGGCTTCGATGCGGTCGGCGGCTTCACGCATAGTCTCATCCATAGGCACACCAAACCTTGCGTCAATGTCACTCCATGACAAAGGGCGCAACCGTTTCACCAGATCGTCACTCATTTCGGCCTCCATCTCTTACCTGCGGACGACGCTGCTTGCTGTCCTTGCTGAATAGCCTGTCTTGGTTCTCTTCACATACCACAGGCTGTTGTCCTCAAACCCAATAATGGCATCTTTGTTTCCGTCCCTGATGCTGCTCCTGATGGCCTTCATACCAAGGATGATGTCTGTCGGATCGTCACACTCAATGATGTATCTCACCGTGGCCTCCGCTGTTTAGACTCGGTCCAATCGCACGTCCCGGGGAACACGATGCCGGGGAAGTCGTCGATGCGGCGGAATCTTACCACCATCGCCCATTTATCATCTCGACTTTTTGGCTCAAAATCGTAGCCAAAGACGCCTCCATCAGAATCCCGCGCCACCCACTCAACCCAATCAGGCAACCGATCCCATGCGATCACGTCTTGGGTCTTGGGCAGGGGGACGGTGCGGTAGATGCTTTCGTCGCACCACTCAGGGATGCTGTAACACCACCCACCAAGGTCTACTGGAGCATAGCGCTCAAACTCCCCACCCGCCTTCTCATGCTCATGCAGCGCAGCCTTTTCCTCGTCGGTCAGCAGGCCATACGGCACTCGGTTGTTGGTCATGTCGATGGTCATTTGCGGGCCTCCAACATGGCGTCGGCGATTTCGTAGGCGATCACAGCGGAAGATTTGCCGCGACGGTCAGCAGGATGCCAACCCTTGACACTGGCAATAACCTGCCCCGCAAACCAATCGCGCAGGGACATGCCGGGGGCGTAGGGCGTTGCTGTCGTCTCAATGGGAAACGCAGGCCCGCCATCGTCTTTTGTGTTGGTCATTTCCCCCTCCTCGCCGGGCAGTCGCGCCCTTGGTTGCAGTTGTTGTTGCAGGGTGGGCAGGTCTGTTGGGTCATGGCTCCACCTCCACATGCACGGGCAGCGTCTCGCACTGGAAATTATAGTCATAATCCAGCGTATCGCCGACCGGCTTCATCGCGGCCATGCAGGCGGCTTCGGTGACGTAGGGGATGCCAAACACATCCCCCGCCATCGGCCCGGATAAAGCAGTCACCCATAAAATAGTCATATAGATTGTCATGCTTTTCCCTCATGATGCCCGTGAAAAAACTCGCCATGCAGCACTTCTGCGGCGTTAGAATATGCTGCCGCAGCAATTGTTTCGTCTGAAAAGTAACCAAGGAATTTATACTTCTTGTTTACTTTTATTTGCGCCTGCCACTTCTGGGCGTGCTTGCACCATGTCACGCCCTTAAACCCCGAAGTGTTGTCTGCCCGCTTCCCGGTGTTGTGCCTGTTTTGTCCTGAGGTTGCCAATCGCAAGTTGCTTGCGCGATTGTCGCTCTTCACGCCGTTGATGTGATCAATTTGCATTCCTATTGGAATGTCTCCATGCAGCAAAGTCCACACGACTCTATGTGCAAGATACTTTGTGCCGGAAATACTCCCAACTTTATGCCCCTTGTTGTTGGCCGTTGCGAAGGCCTCCCTTCCTGAAAAGCGTGCGCTCCAAGCGCGCCATGCCTGGGTAGATTTAAACATGCCCTGTGATCTTGACCGCCAAAACAAATTCCCAGTTTGGTGGTCATAACGCAGGATCTCGCTTAAAAACTCTTGGCTTGGCAATTCTGTGAATTTTTCCATCGTTGCGGTCATTGTGCCACCTGCATCAGCTCGTCCATCTCCAAAGCCCAAAGATCGGTGCGCGGCAACTTCATTGCCTCCAGCGCACGTTGCATCTCTGACGAGTTGACCTTCAGAAAGTGGGCCAGCTCATTCGTCGTCGCTGGCCCGCTCTCCAGTTCCTCGCGGATCTTGTCGGCCAGTGTCTTCTGCTGCGTCTCCGGAGCCGGCAGGCTGTCGTGCAGGGCGATGGCCAGCCACGGCGTCTTCTCGGGCTGCTGTGCATTCGGCACTACGCTGGCCATCACCTTCTGGCCGGGGCGCAGGCCTGTCTCCAAGGCAAGTTTGGAGGGGATAAAAACGTTCTGCGTCATGTCGCTGGCCAGCACGCCGAAGCTGGTCCCTGTCGGCAGGATATTCGTCACGATAACTTCAGTCGGTTCCATTGGCTTCTTCCATTTGCTTCAGTTGCTGTTCGGCGTCCTGTTTGTAGAAGTAGAGGATCGTGATTTCTTCCCCCACCCAACCCGGCCGGACGCCCGTGCCGTATCTCTTTTCCAGATCCTCGATCTGTTGTTGCTTGCGTGCGATGTATTCGCGGCATTCTTCGATGGTCATGCTCACCACCCCATCCCGTGTCCGATGAGCAGCAGGCCGTAGGCCGCTGCGAACAATGCGATGACTGCGAGGGCCTCGGCGAGAATTTCTCTGATCTTCATGTCATTCTCCTTATTTTGTTGGTTCTGCGGGGCAAAGCGCGATGGTCTGGAAAATCCAGTCCTTGTATTTCTGCCACCGAGCCAAGGCCTTCACCCCGTCCATCGCGCGAATTTGCGCGTCACTGAACGAGGCCCATTCTGCAATCGTGTGGCGCTCGCAACCGATCTGCATCACGTCGCTGGTGTAGGTGATGGCGTAAGTGTCAATCTGGATGCACTTGATGTGGGGATTTGCGCCATGCGCACCGCTCAGGTTGGCACCGCGCAGGTTGGCATCGCTCAGGTCGGCACTGCGCAGGTTGGCACCGCTCAGGTTGGCACCGCGCAGGTTGGCATCGCTCAGGTCGGCACCGCTCAGGTTGGCACCGCGCAGGTTGGCACCGCTCAGGTTGGCACCGATCAGGTCGGCACTGCGCAGGTTGGCACCGCTCAGGTTGGCACTGCGCAGGTTGGCACCGCTCAGGTTGGCACCGATCAGGTTGGCACCGCTCAGGTTGGCACCGCGCAGGTTGGCACCGATCAGGTTGGCACCGCGCAGGTCGGCACCGCTCAGGTCGGCACCGCTCAGGTTGGCACCGTTTTCAATCCCCCACCGAACGGCTAGTCCGATCTTGATTGATGTGGCGGTATCGTCTGCGCAGTCAATTTTGGCGGTAAACTGCACCGCGCCGGTCCATCTGTTTTTAATTTCGAATTTCATCTGGGTTCTCCTCAAAACGGCGGTTCTTCGCCGGGGTAAGTTGGTTTCCACTGTGGCGGCGCGTAGGCCGCCGGCTGCGGGCGGGGTGCTGGCCGGGCTATGACGCCCAGCCGGTCGAGTTCATCATCTTTGAGCTTGTGATAAAGCCAATCGCCGTATTCGTCGTCGTCGAGGTGGCGTGTCATGCTGCCCGCCGACGAAGAGCCTCAACCCTGGCAAACGCTGCCGCCATATCGTCGGCAATCTCAATTGTGCCGTGGTCGTCGGCAATGGCGATAAACGTGTCGCCAAAGCGCGAGGTGCGCTCGATCAGGCGGAGCGTGCCGCGCTCATCGGCCAGAGCGATTGCGAGGCAGGCAGAAGAAAGAGAAACAGTCATGGGAACCTCCCGGTTCATGCGCTGCGGGGCAGGATTGCCGCGCTCTGCGCTATGTTTGCTTGATTGCTTTCCTAGTTCGTATCCTCACCATACAACCTGCCGCACCGCGTGCAAGCAAATAATTGCGCTTGACGCATCTTTTTTAAACACATAAGCGTAAAGCACCGAAACAAGGGAGAGCGCGAACATGATGGCTCAGAAACAAATACGGGAGTGGTGCGCCAAGGACGGGCGCAAGCTGGGCTGGGTCGCCCAGCATATCCCGGTGGCATCGTCCAGCTTCAGCCGCTGGATGACGGGCCGCATCGTGCCGTCCGCAGTCTACCGCCACCGCCTGGCAGACATCACCGGGATCGAGGATCTGCGGTTTGAAGAGGAATGGATCGCGGAAGGAGCAATGTCGTGAATGCACATCAATCAAAGATGCTGCCAGAGGAAAACAAATTCCACAAAGGCAATGGCGGCGATGGGAAGCACTACTGGCTAACTCCGCCAGAAACATATGCGCCCCTTAACGCCGAGTTTGGGTTTGACTTTGACCCATGCCCGTACCCCTTGCCGGACGGCTTTGACGGGCTGACATGCGAGTGGGGCAAGAGCAGCTACGTCAATCCGCCTTTTGGGTCGATCATCCACAACGGCAAAAAGAAAGGCCCAACAGCTTGGGCACGAAAAGCCATTGAGGAGAGCCAGAAGGGCAAAGACGTGGTGTTGGTTTATCCAGTCGATAAATGGATATTGATGCTGATCGCTGCTGGCGCCGAAGTCAGAAACCTTGGTGATGTGAAGTGGCTGGCCACAGAAGATGGAAGCCAAGGCAAAGGCACAGGGCGGCACATTGCGGCCTTCGTTTTCAAGGGGAAAAAGCCATGAACCGTTCCGAGATCCTCGACACCGCCAAAGAGTATGTCACGCGAGACCGTGCTGCTACTCATGGGGATGCGGAACAAAACTTTAATATGGTGGCGCTATACTGGAGCGCCCACCTCGGGCGCAACATCAAGCCGCACGACGTGGCCGTGATGATGACCCTGCTGAAGCTGGCCCGCGCCAAGTCGAACCCGGCCCACGCGGACAATTGGGTCGATGGCTGCGGCTATCTGGCCTGCGGCGGCGAGATTGCGGACAAGGAGAAAGACATGCAGGCCAAGATGCTGGTCGGCTTGAGGGGCGAGGCTCTCTAAACACTCAGACCGTCCATTTTGTGGACGGTCTCACTTTTTGTGCGCTTTAATCCACTCGACGATCTGCGCGCTGGCATCTTCGGCACCTTTGCCAACGACAACCTTGTGGCCCAGGCCCTCAAGGTGCAGGATCATTGCTTCCTGCTCGGCCGATAGTTTCCCGCCCTTCACGCGCTTCATCTCAATCCACAGCCGCCACGCCGGGACATGAAGATCTGGGATGCCAGGCACAACGCCTTCGGCCTTCAGCCGTTTGGCTGTGCTGATGGCGCGATGCCCGCCGTTTGGAATAGCAAAGATCAACACCCCCGGAAACTTGGCGCGAAACCAGTTTACAAAGCCCTCCTGCTCTTCCGTTTCAGAAGGGTGGGTCTTGCGTCCATTCATTGCATCCGTCCTCCTGTGCTTCATCTGGCACGATGTCGCGCCACTTCATGCAATACCGTTCATCAACCAAGTGCGTGCATGTGCGGCAGCTAGAACCCGTCTGCGAACATTTCTGCGGCAATTCGTTCAAGACGCATCTCCTCTTCTGTCTTTTCTTTTGGTGCGCGTGGTTTGGCTGCGCTGTAGTCTAGCTGCACGATCTCGTTAAACTTCGGGTTATCGGCCCGAGGCTTTATCCTGATCCGGCTGGGCCAGTTCCACATGGTGCATTGCCCAAGAGCGTCTGCCGTGGTCATGGCGGTGCTGTCCAGCGCCTTCATGCGCGCCTGATAGCGGCTTGCGGCATATCCCCCGTGATCCGGGCAGAGCCACTCGCTTTGCCGCACCAGCCCGCAAACGTAAGTGACCTTCACGCTGTCGGGCTTTCCTTCTTTCTGGTGCAGGGCATACTCCACCGAATCAACGTCAAGCCACTCAGCTTCGACCTGCGTCGATAGCATTGCACCGCTGTAGCTTTTGGTTGAGTGGTTCAGGGCCGGCGCTGGGAACTCAAAGCCGCACTCGATGCAATTTCTCACGGCTGCGTGATTGACCGTCTGGCAGGCCTCGCAAACCTTCACCGGCGCATCACCGCCTTTGCCTTCGCCTTTGGGCTTGACCTTGATCGCGTCAATGAACCCGTGCCGCTCGACGTTCTGGCCATAGTCCAGGATCAGGCAATTCGGCTTCGGGCCTTTGGCGATGTGCGCCAACCGGCTTTCCTTGCTTTCCATGTCCACGCCAGCCGCATAGACGGGCCGTGTGCCGCGCCCAACGATCTGAACGTAAAGCCCGGCGCTTGCCGTGGCTCGGACCAAGGCCACCAGATCGACGGCCGGGTGGTCAAAGCCAGTGGTCAGAACCCCGCAATTGATAAGCCCGCGCCGCTCACCGCGCTTAAAAGCCTCAATCTTGCCAGTCCGCTCACCCATCGGATCTTCTCCCGACACGACCTCGATGTCGAAGCCTTCCCGTGCAAAGGCTTTTCGGATCATGTCAGCATGACCAAGGCCAGATGCGAAGATCAGCCAAGCCTTGCGGCTTTGACCAAGCGCAACGATCTCTCTCACGGTTGCCTCGACCAAGGCGGGGTCGCTGGCGGCCGTTGCAAGGTCGGTCTCGTTAAACTCGCCGCCGCGCATCTTCACGTTTGTCAGGTCGATCTTGTTCAGGCTGCCCTTTGATATGACCGGGGACAGATAGCCCTCATCCATCAACATCCCGACCGGGATGTCGTATGCGATGCCGTCAAAAATAGCCTCATCGCCTTTGTGCAAAAATCCGCTGTCCAGCCGGTAAGGCGTGGCGGTCAGGCCGACAATCTTCACCATCGGATTGCATTGCTTCAACTCGCTGATGAAGCGGCCATATCGCGTTTCGCTGTTCTTCGGGATCAGGTGCGCCTCGTCCACCAGCACCAAATCCGGCGCTGGAATCATATTGGGCGCCTCACGATAGACAGATTGAATGCCGGCAAAGGTGATCGGCTTGTCCAGCCGCTTCTGGCCGATGCTGGCGCTGTAAAAGCCAATGTCCGCGTGGGGAACAATCCGCAGCAACGTCTTGGAGTTCTGCTGCAAAAGCTCCATGACATGGGTCAAGATCATCACGCGCGTGCCGGTATACTCCATAGCGTCCTCAACCAGCTTGGCCAGAATGGCGGACTTTCCTGCGCCGGTCGGGGCAACGATCAGAGGGTGTTCACCGCGACCATCGGCCCAATATTGATAAAGCGCGTCGATGGCATCTTCCTGATATTTGCGGAGCTTCACAGCATTCTCCCCTTATGCAGATCGGCGCTGTTGCATTCGTTCCGCATAACCTCGCCCGTGTCCTTGTCCAGATATTCAACCCAATCCTCGCCTGTGTCGCTCACCTCAAGGTCTGGCGGCATGATGTGCGGGATGAACAGATGCGCTGTGCAGCCGGGCTTCATGTCGCGCCCCTTGGCGCAACTCCACGCCCCATCACCGCCGCGCTCAGGCGTTGCGTGCGCGCAGGTGCGGCAGTTGGCTTCTGGGATCTTGCAGCCGTGGCAGACGGGCTTGTAGGGGCAGAAACGGCACTTAAAGAATGACGGATCGTCTGACAGGCGCGAAGGCGGCGTGGCTGCAAACACAACACGCTCGGCCTTAGCCATCAGCATCAAGGCCTCGGCCGCATCGTATTTGATCCGCTCCATGTAAAGCTCGTCGGTGTTCTTGTTCACCGCCAGAAACACGCAACGGTCGATCTCGGCCAAGTGCATCCCGATCTGGCATTGCGCCCAATAGACCGGCTTGGTCTCCTTCACGCCTTTTGCCTTCAGCGCGGCAAAATTCTTCTCGTTCATCGTCTTGAACTCAAGCGTGTGCGGCTTGCTGCTTTCTGCAAAGCCCTCGCCCACCCCATCCAGCGACAAAGCAAAATGACCATCGCAGGCGGTGAAGCGGATCTGCTTTCCCGTCTCTGGATCGCGGTCCCAAACTGTTACGCCAACGGCGCGCAGGTTTGACACAACACGCTCTTCCTCCCGGTCGCCCGTCTCAAACAGGCGAAGCTGGCGCCCTTCGAAGTCCGGCGACCAAGCCCAGCGGAATTGATACCAAAGCGCCCTCTCGCACTCGTTCCCGATCTGGGAGCCACCGAGGTGCGGCCTATGCTCGTTCTTTCGCTTGGCAATATAATGGTCATAGATCGCCTTGACCGTGGCCGGGGTGACATATTGCTCCAGGTTCAAAGCATATACTCCAAAATCCACGCCTTTAATTCTTCGACCGTCTCTGCGTTCTTAAACTGCCATTGCTTAATGGCCTCTCGCTTTTCTTGACGGTCAAGTTCGTCTGCCAGCTCTTCGCAAAAATGACAAACATCCTTGCCGATGCTTGCGCGATATTCGCCGACTTTACCAAGGCAACTAGGTGAAACTCCGCTCGCGCAGTCTGGCATATTTGAGCGAACTTTTAGCGCCGCATCACGTTTATCAGCGTATGCATGGCCGTGTGTTTCACAATATCTTTTGTGTCCCCATTTTCGGTGATAAATTGCAGTTTCTTTGCATCCGTCTTTTTTGCACTGCGGCATCACTCGGCCACCCCGCGCGGAGATCCTATGTTGAATGTCACAAAGGCACTAAACCCCACGCTAACCCTATAGCTTGTCAAATCACCCACGCCAGTTTTGCGGGACGATTTTTGATACATGAACGTCGTTATGGCATCCGGCCCATGCAATTCATGCACGCTGTCAATAATCCGCTTCAACTCTCCGATAGTCATTTCAGCCTCCATCTATCCAGCACTAAGCCCCCGCAGGGGCTTAGGTCTTGATTGACGTTACTTGCGCTTCCAAGGCGGCGTAGCGCCGCCAGAAGAGGTTGCTGTTGCCGTCTCTTGCTGAACAGCCTTGCCAGGCGCCTCGTATCCGGCCACCTCGTTGGAGGCGCTGTATTGGCCGTCTGCGGGCTTCACCTTGACCTTCACCATCAGCGGCTTGTCATGCAAGTCCTGCGACGAGCGGGGTGTCATGACGCCCACAGCGTGGCAGATTGCCGAGAGCGTGCGATAGGCAATCTCCGAGGCGGTTGCGTTCGGGTTGTTCAGATTAAGCCGGTCAGTCAGCTTACGCCCTTGCATCGGCCCATCGATAACCTCAAGGCTCAGTTGCAGATAGCTGCCCGTCTGTGCCTTGGTGGTCTTTTCTTCGGAGGTGGTGATGACAGCCTTATACCATCCGGCGGGTAGGGGTTCATAGACCACATTCGGGTCAACTTGGTTCGCGTCAAATCCGTTGAATTGCATGGTGTTTTCTCCTCACTTCGCTGCAAATTTTTCGAAAGGGTTGCCAGTCTCAAAGCTGAACGGCAGTGCGGCCGTGATGCCAAAGCGGTTCTTTGAGACGTTTGATGCCACCGGGTGGCAGATGATTTCCCGCTCGCCGGTGCTTATCGCGCGCTTTTTATCGCCATCGCCGCGCGTGAAGGTTTTAAGGCGGATGAAGCCGACCAAGTCGACGTTATCCGTATAGTGCGGCAAAGACTTCTTGTGCATCCTCACCGTATAACGGGCATAGGCATCAAGGTCTGGCAGGTCCAGCGTCTCAGTATCGGCATGGCCGATGAACACCACGTTCATGCCCTTCTCATAGGCCAAAGCGCCGATCCACTCGCGCACCTGCCGATGCTTTTCTGCGGCCGCAGCGTAGCCAGCCCCATAACCCCCACCGGCCTGATTGATGCTCTTGGCCTTTGGGTCGGCCGCGACAATCTCGGCCTCAATCATGGTGGCAAGCTGCGTGATGCTGTCCAGCACAACGGTCTTATAACCATGCTCTTGCGTGGCCAGCGCCTCGATCTGGTCCAGCACTTCTTTGGTGCTGGTTGCCACATCAAAGAGCGCCACATCGTCATTGCCAATCAGGCTCATCGTGCCATCTTCGGTGCGAATGAACACCGGGTTTGGCATCATCGCGGCGAGCGTGGTCTTGCCCAAACCAGCCTCACCGAAGATCGTCATGATGACCGGCCTATCGCCCTTGGGCTTTGATAGGCTTTTCAGATCAATTGCCATCTCACACCTCCTCCACTTTCACGCCGATCTTGCCCGGCTTGGTTTCAAATGCCGGCGCGATCTTGCGCCAGGTTTTCGCGTCATGCTCGGCCAACCATTTGCAGCCGGTGGCGTCAGGCTCCAGCTTTACTTTGATTGGAGCCAAATCGGGCGAAACATGCTGCTTCACCTTTTCCCAAGCGGCAGCATCCAGCTTGCGCGTCACGGGCTGCGTGAGCGTAACCTTGAATCCGTCAATCTTGTGGGTCTTGCTTCCTTCGTCGGGAACATCCAGCGCTTGGGCCAGTTGTGTCTCGATCTTGATACGGGCCGCATTGGCCGCGTTTTCTGCGCGCTTGGCTTCAAGCCAGTCCCGCGCAAGTGCTTGCACGTTGGTCATTCGAACCTCTCTTTTTCACTTCCAACACCGACACACTTGCAGAATGTTTCAGCATGTGCAAGATGTTTTTTATGATTTCAAAAAAAGAGGCCAAAAATGCTAGAACTGCACAAGATACAGGACATGCTTAAGGATCGGCGACTAACTGTTGTGGCCGAGCGATGCGGGCTGTCCTATCCGACCGTCAAGCACGTCGCCGATGGCGGAAAAAACGTGACGCTGGCAACGCTGACCAAGCTGTCAGACTACCTGAAAGGCGAAAGCAATGAGTGACGCAGCATCATTTGCGCGGCGCTACACATCGGAGCTTGGGTGGTTTCTTGTTGCCATGCCGGCCGGAACAAAGGGGCCGACATCTTTTGGCTGGCAGCAACCAGAGCGCGCCATCTCTGACCCAGAAAATGCCGAGGCATATTTCACCGCCAACCCATCGCACAACATGGGCCTGTTGCACGGGCCTTCTGGCACCTGCGCCCTTGATGTGGACAATGTGGCCCACACCCGCCTGATCTTTGAGGCCCTCGGCATTGATTATGATGCAATCATTGCATCCGCGCCAAAAATCGTCGGCCGTCCTGACCGCGGCAAGGTGCTTTTCCGCGCGCCAGAGGGGCTGAAAACTCACAAGATCAGTTGGCCGGTGCAGGGCGACCCCCGCAAAACCGAGGTGGTGTTTGAATTGCGCGCTGGCGCTGTTCAGGACGTTCTGCCGCCGTCGATCCATCCCGACACAGGCAATCCATACACTTGGGCCGGGCCGAGCGTCTTTGATGGTCTGCCCGAGATCCCCGCGCCGCTGCTCCTCCTTTGGACCGAGTGGGACCGCTTCCGGCCGCAGCTTCAGCAGATCTGCCCTTGGGCGCCCGTCAAAGAGTTTCAGCCGCCACGCAAACCACGCGCGCCGAGCGAGCGCACCAGCGTCATAGATGCCTTCAATGATGCCCACGACATGCACGAGCTTCTTGTGCGCTATGGATACCGACCAACCGCGCGCAGTCGCTATCTATCGCCGAACAGCAAGAGCGGTCTTGCCGGGGTGGTCTTGTTTGATGACGGCCGGGCCTACAGCCATCACGCATCCGATCCTTTCGACAGCGCCCACACCTTTGACGCCTTTGAACTTTGGTCGTATTACGAGCATGGCGGGGACATTACCAAGGCCGTCAAGGATGCGGCCGATTTTCTAAACGTCTCTTCCGACCCGGTGCATGATTACGAGCCTGAAAAGATCGAGCATGGCCGCAAGGTGGCTGCCCAGATCCTGGCCAAGCCAAAAGAAGCATCCGGGCCGCTGTCAGACATCCCTGAGCATCTGCTTGGCGTTCCCGGCGTGCTGCAAGAGGCCGTCCATTATTACAACACGACTGCCCCAAAGGAGCAGCCGCAGTTTGCCGTTCAGGCGGCTCTGGCCTTTGGTTCCGTTGTCATGGGCCGCCGCTGGGTCACTGACCAGTCCAATATGTCCGGCCTTTACTTCGTCAACGTCGGCAAGTCGGCCGCTGGAAAGGAACATGCCAAGACGGTTTTGGAGCGACTGCTTGAAGCCGCCAAGCTGGAACACCTGATTGGCCCAAGCGGATACACCAGCGCCAGCGGCGTCTTTTCCGCCCTTGTCTCGCAGCCAACGCATCTGAGCATCATTGACGAACTTGGCCGCGTCCTCCAAACAGCCCAAGCCGCAGGCAACCACCACAAGACAGACGCCCAGACCATCCTGATGGAAGTGTTCGGCCGGCAGACCAGCACGCTCCGCCCGCAAGGCTATTCCAAGATGGGCATCACCGAAAAGCAGGCCAAGGAGTTGGACAAGGTGGTGCGCTGCCCCAGCCTGACCCTGATGAGCATGACCACGCCCAGCACGCTCTATGACAACCTCTCAAGCCGATACGTCACCGACGGCTTCTTGGGCCGGTTCGTGATCGTGGAAAGCTACATCGGCCGCCAGCCCTCGCGCATGGTCCGCAGCGTTGATCCTGGCGAGAAGCTTTGCGAATGGGCGCAAGAGTGCGCCGCCGCATCGGATGGAAACTTTGGGCCGGGCGAGACATTCGACATCGCACCCGCGCCGATCACCATTCCATTCGCGCCGGAGTGCCACGACCTTCTGCGCGCCTGCGACATCGATCTGCTTCGCAAGATGGACGAGCATGAGCGGTATGGGCTTGAGGCGATGTTTGGCCGCACAAAGGAGATCGCCCAGCGCATCGCCTTGATCGTCGCCAGATCCCGCCGCGAAGAGCAGATCAGCGCCACAAGCCTTCAGTGGGCCATAGACTACGCGACCTTCTATTCTGGCCGTGCGGTGGCCGCGCTTCGCAGGTCGCTCGCTGACGGGCCGTTTGAGGCAGCGTGCAAGGCCGTCTATTCCAAGATCGAGGCGGCAGGCCTTCGCGGCTGCACAGCCAGCGAGCTTTCAGAAAATGTCCGGGCCTTTGCAAACCTTGAGCCGCGCAAGCGGCAGGAGGTTCTGGACGCGCTGGTGCAAGACAAAGGCATCGCTTGCCGCAATGTGAATGAGGGACAGAAGGGCAGGCCGAGGATGGCTTGGTTTGTGCCGGGGGAATAAAAAGGGGGCCAATGGCCCCCTATTTTTGTTCCATCAATGCGCGGAGCTTTTGAGTTGTCGCGCGCGATGGTGTCGCAACCCCGCGAAGCCAATCATAGACAGACTTGCTTGCGTTCTTGGTGCTTGCACCAAGCGCCCGGCCAAGCTGCGCCGGGGTCATGTCCAGATCAGCCATGATCGCGTTTATCTCGTCAATTGTTGCCCTCGGCGGCAGGTCTTTTTTAGCCTCCTTCGGCAGTTGTGGCGCGGGCGGGATGATGACAATCCTGCCGTCATATAGCTCATAAACATGCAGCCCACCGATGTAGTTTAGCGTCTGATCAATTGCAGCCATAACGCTGGATGCCGGCCACTCTGCGGCAAGTGCCGCGCAGATGGCAGAATGCTCTATTCCGAAAACTTGGTCAGCCTCCAAGATTACATCTGCCACCGCGCGGAGAAGATCATGGGCGGCCAGAGTCCCCAAGCCTGTTTTGGCCAAGAAGTCTGGCCATTCCAGTGGCTCAGGCCGATCTAGGCGTGTCGCTGGGACTTGGATGAAGGCGCGCATGGCTATTTCCTCGGACATTTAGGGTCAAATTTCTCGGGACAAAAATAAAAGCAATTGAATCAAATGGTTATGGCCAGAAATCTCGCCACATTTGATTTTTGCCATTATTTTCCCCGCGATTAAAGATAACACCATAGAAAGTAGGACACAAGGGGAAGGTCCTACTTTATACAAGAAAAGAAAGAACTGGTGGGGGAAGAAGTGTATATATATACCCCCCATCCCCCCCCCCTTTACTATTCTCCTAAGAAAACAAGAGGTTAGTGATTGCTATTTCTTCGGACAGGCATTGTCCGCATAAATGGGAGAAAAGGAAATTAAATCATTCCTTCCCCAAGCGCGGCTGATGATGTAAAAGAAACGGGCCGGGAGGTCTGCAAACCTCAACCGGCCCAAGCATCAGCGAGGGAGGATCGCCAATGACTGACACCAGAAATACCACGCCGCCAGACGTGCGGCAACCGGCCACCATCTACATCACAGGCGAAACCAAGCCCGACGCCTTTGAGCGCGCACTTGGCGAGGCTGAGGAGGGCGACCGCATCGTCTACCACATCGGCCAGCATTGCGGTGGGCTGCATCGCTTTGCCGCCGCACGCGCCGAAACCGAAAAGCGGTGCTTCCTGTTTTGTAAGCGCGAGTATGGATCAACCTTTGCTTATCTGGCGGTGAAGAGATGACCAGCCCTCATCATCCCAACGGCTCACAGCCCCGCCCCATCGGAAAATATGGATCGGTGAGCGAAGCAGCCCGCAAGCTGAACATCACGCGCCAGGAAGCAAAGCGCATCCTCGATCCGTCGCGCTTTCAATCCGAGCCGCAAAGGCGTATAATGCGCGATAGACAATCTGCACCGGGAAGCGACAGAGCGAGGACGAAATGCCAGCAGGCAGGCCAACAATCTACGGCGACAACATCCTGAAAATGGCGCGCGGATACCTCACATCATTCAAGGATATGGGCGACGTTGTTCCATCCATCGCTGGCCTTGCTTGCGTCCTCGGGGTCACGCGTGAGACATGCCGAGCATGGAGAAATGACCCAAGCAAAGCAGAATTTTCTGCCATCTTAGAGGAATTGGCCCAACGCCAAGAAAGAGAATTGCTAAATAATGGTCTTGCTGGCAACTTTAATGCGCCGATAACCAAGATGATGCTGACCAAGCACGGCTACTCCGACAAGGTGGAGCAAGATCACACCTCCTCCGACGGCAGCATGACGCCGCATGTGATCGAACGCGTTATCGTGCAGGCAAAGCCTGATGGCCAAGAATAGGCTGCAAATCCCAACGGCGGCCGCGTTCATGCCGCTGTTGAACCCATCACGCTACAAGGGCGCGTGGGGAGGCCGTGGAAGCGGCAAGTCGCGCTTTTTCGCAGGGCTGCTGGTCGAGGAACACTTGCGCTTCCAAGGCCACCGCAGCGTATGTATCCGCGAGGTGCAGAAGTCGCTCAAGCAATCCGCCAAGAAGCTGATCGAGGACACGCTGCAAGCCTATAACCTTGGCGAAGCCCAAGGCTTCAAGGTTTTCCGCGAGGTGATCGAGACGCCGTGCGACGGCCTTATCATCTTCCAAGGGATGCAAGACCACACCGCCGACAGCGTGAAATCGCTGGAAGGCTTCGACCGGGCTTGGGTCGAAGAAGCGCAGAGCCTGTCCGACAGATCGCTGTCTCTCCTGCGACCGACCATCCGCGCCGAGAACTCTGAACTTTGGTTTAGCTGGAACCCATCGCGCCCGACCGATCCCATTGACCAGCTTCTGCGCGGTGCAGTCACGCCGTCTGGCGCTGCCGTCGTGCGCGCCAATTGGTCTGATAACCCGTGGTTCCCGGCTGTCCTTGAGCAAGAGCGCATGGATTGCCTCGTCAACCAGCCAGAGCGATACGGCCACATCTGGGAGGGCGAGTATTCAACCGTCCTTGAGGGTGCATACTATGCCCGCCACCTGACGGACGCCCAGCTTCAAGGCCGCATTGGCTTTGTGCCGCGCGACCCTCTGATGAAGATCTACGCCTTCTGGGACATCGGCGGCACATCGTCAAAGTCTGACGCCACATCAATCTGGATCGCTCAGTTCGTCGGCGCCGAGGTTCGCGTGCTGGACTATTACGAGGCCGTGGGCCAGCCCTTTGAGGCGCACGTCAACTGGCTGCGCGCCAATGGCTATGAGGACTGCATCTGCGTGCTGCCGCATGACGGCCGCAAGCACGATCAGGTCTACGCCGTAACGCCGATGGGCTACCTGGGCGAGGCTGGCTTTGCGGTCGAGATTGTGAAGAACCAGGGCGCTGGCGCTGCATTGCAGCGTATCGATGCTGCACGTCGCCTATTCCCGGCAATGCGGTTCAATGAGACAACAACGCAAGGCGGGCGGGATGCCTTGGGATGGTATCACGAAAAGCGGGACGAAACACGCGGCATCGGGCTTGGGCCTGAGCATGACTTTGCATCACACGGAGCCGACGCGTTTGGTCTGATTGCGGTGTTCAAGGCCGGCATGGCTTCGCAGGACGACTGGGGCCAACCTTTGCGGCGTGGGCTAAAGGGCGTCCTTTAAGCATCCACCAGTCATTTGCCCGCGATGCAAAATGTGCTAGGGTGCATCAACCCTCAGGAGGATTTCCCATGAAAAAACCCAGCAAAGCAGACGCAAAAGTTGCTAAGGTGATGGGGGAATACAAGCGCGGGACGCTTCACGGCGGCGCAGATCCGGCTGGCCCGAAGAAAGCGCCCGTCGTCAAGTCTCGCAAGCAGGCCATCGCAATCGCTCTCAGCCAAGCAGGAAAGGCGAAGAAGAAATGAAAAAGCCAGTCAAATTCACCCCGTGCAAGGGCTGCCCGAACCCCGCCAAGTGCAAGGCTATGGGCAAGTGCATGATGAAGGGCAAGAAGTAATGCCCGGCGGTCTCTATGCAAACATTGCAAAAAAGCGTGAGCGCATCAAAGCCGGATCGGGCGAAAAGATGCGGAAGCCCGGCGCCAAGGGCGCGCCGACTGCGGCCGCATTCAAGGCTGCGGCAAAGACGGCCAAGAAAAAATGAAGACCCCCGCTTGGACTAGGGCTGAAGGCAAGTCAAAATCCGGCGGGCTGAACGCCAAAGGCCGCGCGTCTGCCAAGGCCGAGGGCATGAACCTGAAAGCCCCGGTCAAGGCGGGCGACAACCCGCGCCGGGCGTCTTTCTTGGCAAGAATGGGCGGGATGCCTGGCCCAGAGCGCGATGACAATGGAAAACCCACGCGGCTTCTGTTATCACTGAACGCATGGGGCGCATCCAGCAAGGCGGACGCCAAGGCAAAGGCCAAGGCCATTTCGGCCCGCAATGAGGCGAAGAAGAAATGATTTCAGTCGCAAAGCTGCAAAAACCAATCTGCCAAGAAACCGTTGATATTCTCAGCGAGTGCTTAGAAATGGCAAAGCGTGGTGAGTTTTGTGACGTGGTGGTGGTTGGCAATGTCAATGACAACGACGGGCCAGGCTTCTATCGCGCTTCAAAGTTTGAAGATCGGTGGCGGCTCTTGGGCGCTCTGGAATACGCCAAGGATGGAGTTAATCGGGCATGACCATCACCAACTTCGGCACGCTGAAGACAGCCATCGCAGACACTTTAAACCGGGACGATCTTGCGTCTGCGGTTCCGACGTTTGTCAAGCTGGCCGAGGCGCAGTTCAACCGCAAGATCCGCTCGCATCGCCAGATCACGCGGGGCAGCCTGACGCTGGACAACCGCATCGAGGCGCTGCCAGCTGACTGGCAAGAGACCATCCGCATCACGTCGGACGCAGGCCCAGTGGTCGCGCTGACCCAGATCAGCCTTGACGACATCACGCGGTTCCGCACCTCGCGCGATGACACGGCAGGCTCGCCGATCTACTTCGCGCACACCGGGACTGACATTGAGCTATTCCCAACGCCGGGCGAGGCTTACACGGCCGAAATCACCTACTACGCCAAGATCACCTCGCTCGCCGCTGACGGTGACACCAATTGGCTTCTGACCAATCACCCGGACGCCTACCTTTACGGGTCGCTGGTGCATTCGGCGCCGTATCTGAAGGACGACGCCCGGCTTGTCGTTTGGGCTGGCCTCTTGGCGCAGGCCATGAATGAGATTGAAGAAGAAAGCACGGCCGCCCGCTTTGGCTCGCCGCTCCGCATGAGGATGAGATAAATGGGCACGACGACCACAACCTTTGCGCTGAACAAGCCGACAGTCGGCGGTGACGACAACGCTTGGGGCGCGGACCTCAACTCCAACGCTGACAAGCTGGATGACCTGCTTGACGGAACGACTGCCATCAAGCCCAACCTTGACGCGGGCTTGTGGAAGGTGGGCGGCGTTGCCGTCACATCTTCGGCGGCTGAGTTGAACATTCTTGACGGCGTGACGGCCAGCACCACTGAGTTGAATTATGTTGACGGCGTGACTTCGGCCATTCAGACCCAACTTGACGCCAAGCAGGCATCTGACGCCGATCTGACGGCCATTGCAGGGCTTTCATCTAACGGGATTGTTGCGCGCACCGGCGCAGGAACGGCGGCTGTTCGCACTGTGACGGCAGGCACAGGCATCACGGTAACAAATGGCGATGGCGTATCTGGCAACCCAACAGTGGCGGCCACTCTCGCATCGCAAGCCGAAGCTGAGGCCGGGACCGACAACACCAAGCTCATGACGCCTCTGCGGGTGGCGCAAGCTATTGTCTCAGATCTTAACGCTTCTGGATCTGCCCCGCTTTACGCTTGTCGCGCATGGGTAAAGTTTGACGGGGTTGGCACAGTGGCGATCCGAGGATCTGGAAACGTCTCGTCTATCACTGATAACGGGACAGGGAATTATACTGTGAATTTCACAGTTGCCATGCAGGATACAAATTATGCTGTCATTGGAACAGCGCCAGTTGGCTATTCGCTTGGGTATGAGACAATAACATCTGGATCTGTGCAGGTGTGGACAGTCAACTTTAACAACGCCGGAGTTGATACAGACCCGGTTTGTGTCACCGTTTTCCGCTGAGAGGACACCATCATGCAGGTCATCATTTTCCCGCAAGACGACAATAAGGTGTCTGTTATCATCCCGGCACTTGAGTTCGCGAGCCAAATAGAAGCTGTGGCTGAAAAGGATGTACCAGAAGGCAAGCAATGGCGCATTATTGACGACAGCGAGCTGCCTTCCCGCGAGTTTCGCGATCAATGGCGTTGGACCGCATCTGGGCCATTGGAGATTGTCCAATAATGCCTCTTGTCCCGCTCCAGATCCCGCCTGGCGTTTACCGCAACGGCACAGACATGCAGGCCGCAGGGCGCTGGCGTGATGCCAGCCTTGTGCGCTGGGCTGACGGCACCATGCGACCCGTGGCGGGCTGGGAAGCGCGGTTTGACATCAACGATGCCGTGCCACGTGGGATGCACGCTTGGCGTGATTTGAGCAACAACCGATACATTGCCGCTGGTATGTGGGACAAGCTCTATGCCATTTCGCAGGCCGGAACTGTCACCGACATTACGCCTTCGGGCCTGACCACTGGCAACGTCGCTGCAACGCAGAATCTTGGCTATGGTGGCGGCCTTTACGGCGTTGGCGCATATGGCACGCCTCGCGCCGACACGGGTAGCTTTACTGAGGCCACCACTTGGAGTCTAGACAACTGGGGCGAGGAGTTGGTTGCGTGCAGCAATGCGGACGGTGATCTGTATGCATGGGATCTGAATGTTGCGAACAATGGCGTGACCATCCCAAACGCGCCCACAAGCAACCTCGGTCTAGTTGTCACCGAAGAACGGTTTCTGTTCGCTCTGGGCGCAGGCGGCAATCCCCGCAAGGTGCAGTGGTCTGATCGTGAAGATCGGGAAATGTGGACCGCAGCCGCAACAAACGAAGCGGGCGATCTGGAGTTGCAAACCAGCGGCCAGATCATGCAGGGCGTCCGCACGCGAGGCCAAACGCTGATCCTGACCGACATTGACGCGCATACGGCAACCTACCAAGGTCCGCCCTTTGTCTATGGCTTTGAGCGCGTTGGCTCGGCCTGCGGCACCATCTCGCGCAAGGCGGCGGCTGTTGTCGATGCGGGCGTGTTCTGGATGGGGCTTGGCTCGTTCTTTGTCTATGCCGGCGGCGCGGTGCAGGAAGTTCCGTGCGAGGTGGTGGACTATGTTTTCACCGACTTCAACAACAGCTACCGCTCGCACGTCTGGGCCGTGTCAAACGCACAGCATTCAGAAATCTGGTGGTTCTATCCGTCAAGCAGCGCGACGGAATGCGACCGCTATGTGTCGTATAATTACCTTGAGCGGCATTGGTCCATCGGCACGCTTTCCCGCACGGCTGGCGTCGATCGAGGCGTGTTCGCCACGCCGATCTGGCTTGACGCCACCGGGCAGGCCTACAACCAAGAGACCGGCACGGCTTACGGCGGCGACAGCATTTTCGCAGAAAGCGGCCCGATCAGCATCGGCGTGGGCGACAATGTTGCCGTCTGCACCATGCTTATTCCCGACGAAAAGACCCAGGGCCAAGTCACGGCCACGTTCAAAACGCGCTTCCATCCGAATGACACTGAGCGGTCTTATGGGCCTTACAGCATGGCAAACCCGACCGATGTGCGGTTTACCGGGCGGCAAATCAGAATGCGGATCAACGGCACGGCAGCCGATTGGCGCGTTGGCATTCCGCGCCTTGATATGAAGCCTGGAGGCCTGCGGTGAGGGTTCCGCCTGTCATTGGTGGCGAATGGAAGGTGTGGGCCGAGGATTTGCGGCGCTATCTCGGCAAGGCTCTTTCGCAGCTTTCTGCAAAAGAAGCCAACGCATCGGCCAGCGAAGATGGCGTTATTCTTTGGGACAGGGCAAACGGCTATCCCGTCGTCTCCAAAGATGGCGTGTGGCGGCAGATCGTGCTGGCGGATGGATACGCAATCTTCGGTCAGGACGTGGATATCACGGCGGCCTCTGCCAACACGGCTTACAAGATTGCGCTGGACAACATCGCATCGGCCGGCATCACGCTGACAGGCTCCCCGGCGACCGAGATAACCTTTGTTGAGGGCGGGCTGTATGAAATCGCCTTCACGGCCCAGATTACAAGCTCGTCGGCCAGCGCCGTCAACTTCCGCTTCTGGCCGCGCGTGAACGGATCTGACGTGACGGGCAGCACGATTGTCGCCAGCCTGCATAACAACGGCGCGACCATCACCGTCAGCCGCACGGCGATCTTTTCCTTCGCTGCGGGCGCTGTTCTCAATGTCATGTGGGCCACAGACAGCACAAGTGGCAGCCTGAAGGCGCACGCGGCCACGGCTTACGCCCCAGCGGCCCCATCGGTAACGCTGGCCATCACGCGGGTGCAGGCATGAGGCCGAACATCCACGACTACCGCGAGATGATCGAGGCCGCGCTGGCCTACGGCGGCGGGACGCACACCTTTGAGGACGTTGTGGACTTGGTGCTGTCAGGGCGGGCGCAGTTGTGGCCAGCCCCGCGTGGCGTTGCAATAACGGAGATTGTGGAGTATCCTCGCAAGCGTGTGCTTCACTGTTTTCTCGCAGCAGGCGAGATGGACCAGATCCTCGACATGATCGACAGTGCGGTTGAATGGGGCAGGACGCAAAGTTGCACTAGCCTTACGCTGTCAGGCCGATCAGGATGGCAACGTGTATTGGACAAGCATGGTTTCAAGCCTGTGCTGGTCACGATGGAAAGGGAATTTGGATGAGCGGCGGCGGAAAAGGCGGAAGCACATCAACATCGGTTCAGGTTCCGGCATGGCTGGAAGGCGCGGCGCAACAGAATCTTGCGCGTGCAGACCGTGTGGCGCAACTTGGTTACACGCCTTATTACGGGCCGGACGTGGCCGCGTTCTCTCCGATGCAGCAGGCGGCAATGCAGGGCACCAATCAGGCGGCTTTGGCCTTCGGAATGCCGAGCGTTGACGCGATGGCCGGAATGCCGCAAGCGCAAACCTTCGCGGGTGGCGTTCAGGGATATTCGTCGGCGCCACTGTATCAGCAGAGCGTTGAGGCTTTGGCCGCAAATGATCCCGGCTTGTATCGCGCCATGGGGCAGATGTTCATCGACCCTAACACTGGCGCGCAGCCGGGTTCGCCGTTTGGAAGTGGGGCCGGAACAGGCAGCATGGGCGGCAAGGGTGGTGGGTCAGTTTCGCCTGCCGTGGCAATGGCCATTTCAGATCAGTTCGGCGGTCGCAATCGTGACAGTGGCGGCATGGCCGTCGGTGGCGGTAGTCGCAGCACTACGTCAATGGCAACGCTTGGATCTTACATGCCTGGTGGCGTGAATACGAACAACCCGGCAAGCCTCGGCAATCGCGTAGCAGCGGCTGCCACATCTAAATCTGGAAAATCTGGCGGGTCGGCCGCGCCTACCGGGGGTCGCGCAGCCAGCGCACCGCCCGGTCGCAGTGACGCGAACAAGAGGAGATAATCATGGCAGGCGGAGCAAACCCACAAAACGTGGCGCAACCCGGTCAAGGCGCATTTACCTCTGCGGTTCCCGGCGCAACGGCCGCTGCACCCGTGACGTTTAACCAGCCCACAGCCCCCGGCGTTTTCGGGCAGGCTGCCGGCGCTTACAACGCGGCGCTGCAAGGGCCTAACATTGGCCAATTCATGAACCCCTACACCTCCGAGGTAATCGGGCGCACGGGCATGGACATGGCGCGTCAGGCGCAGATGCAGCAGAACACGCTAGGCGCGCAAGCAACGGCCGCTGGAGCCTTTGGCGGTTCGCGGCATGGCGTGGCCGAAGGCACGATGATGGGCGACTATGGGCGCGCGTTTGGCGACATTGCAGCCCAGCAGCGCCAACAGGGCTTTAACACCGCATTGCAGGCCGCACAGGGCCAACAGGGCATCCAGTCTGGCCTCGCCGGGCAGGGTTTTGGCTTTGGTCAGGCGATCAACCAACAGCAGATGCAGCAGGGCGGCTTGCAGCAAGGCTTGATGCAGCAACTCATTGACGCGGCGCGCGGGCAATACGGCGGCTATACGGGCGCCCCGATGGCTTCGCTGTCCGCTCCTATGGCCGCGCTTGGTGCGGCGAACATGGGCCAGAACACGCAGACGCAGACGCAGAAGCCTGGCCTTCTGCAATATATGTCAATGCTGCTCGGGGCTATGTAATGGAACAAGAGATCATCGCCGGATTGCTTGCACGGGGCGTGTCTCTGCCAGTAGCGCAGGGCATCGTTGCAAACATGAAGGCGGAAAGCAACTTGCAGCCCGGCATCAACGAGATTGCTCCCGTTGTTCCTGGCTCGCGTGGTGGCTTTGGTCTCAATCAATGGACAGGTCCAAGGCGCGTTGCATATGAGCAGTTTGCGGCAGAGCGCGGCGCACCGCTGGACGATCTGCAAACGCAGCTAGACTTCACCATGTATGAGTTGCAGGGGCCTGAGAAAGCCGCATATGCAGCCTTGCAAGGCGTGCAAGATCCGCTTGAAGCCGCGCGCATTTACTCTGAGCGGTTTTTGCGGCCCGGCATCCCAAACATGGACAAGCGGCTTGGCTACGCGGCAGATATTGCCGGGATGCCCATGCCCAGCTCATCCACACCATTCGGCCCGGGCACGCCTGTGGCTGCCGCAACGCCAATGATGCAGCCAGCCGATCCGTTCGAGGGCATGGGCCTGCTGTCGCGCTTTGCGGCAAGCCGTGGCATTGCCCAAGACGCAGAGGCTGCGCCGTTGGCGAACCTGTTAAACATCATCACGCAGAAGAAAGACCCGCGCCTGGCCCAAGCGGCACAGCAGCGTGGCGGCTTCTTCGGGCTTTTGGGGGAATAAATGGCTGATCCTATCACCCAACCTGGCGGCGGCCTTCTCGGTGGCTTCTTCGGGCCTAGCGGCCGTGACAGCCGCCAGCGTCTTGCCATTGCATTGGAAGGGCTGGCCCTCAATCCAAACCAAGCCTTAATCGGTCAGTTGCAAGGCGACATTCAAGGGCGCCAAGAGCAGCGCCAGCAGAATGCAACATTGGACTGGCTGCGTTCACGCGGCCGTGATGATTTGGTGCAGGCTGTCATGGGCGGCCTTCCGATTGCCGACGCGATGAGATCAGCAACGGCTCCTGCGCCCGGTCCTGAGCGTGGTGTCGTGGTCGGCGGCAACATCGTCAACCCGCTCACGGGAGAGGTGATTTACCAAGGCCCAGAAGCCGAAGCCATGACGCCCGCCGCATTCGTCGCCCTTGATATGCAGGCACAAGCTGCTGGCTTCAGGCCCGGAACGCCTGAGTATCAGGAATTTATGGCAACCCGTGGATCTGGCTTGGCGGCAGAAGCACGCGCTATTGGAACGGCTACGGGTGAGGCTGTGGTCGCAGCGCCGGTTGATGTCGCTACGGCAGACACCACGTTGCAATTGATTGCAGATCTGAAAACTGATCCGGGCCTTGAACTTGCCACTGGCGCATCATCAGTCCTTAACGTGGTCCCCGGAACACCCGGCTATGACTTCCAAAACCGCCTTGACCAGCTTTTGAGCGGTGGGTTCCTGACGGCTATCGACCAACTGCGCGGCATGGGCGCACTGTCCAACGCAGAAGGCCAGACCGCAACAAGAGCAATCAGCCGCATGGACAGTGCAACAAGCACTCCAGCTTTCCGAGAAGCTCTTGCGGACTATGAAAAAGTTGTTCGCACTGGGCGAGAACGCGCTGCCAAGCGCATTGAGGCCCCTGCTGCCGGATCGGTTGAGCCTCAAGGCGCACCTAAAACCCGTTTGCGCTACAATTCGGAAACAGGAGCTTTTGAATGATCGAGGTCGAACTCTCCGACGGCCGCATTCTGGAGTTTCCAGAAGGCACCGATCAGGCAACCATGAAGCGCGCCATTGACGGCCTGCTGATGCGTGACCGTGTTGCCGCTGCTAAGGCTGGCACGCTGGAAATGCAGCCCGGATCGGCTGAACGTGCTGCGGCTGCAAACGAGCAGGCGACCGCCATGATGCAGCCTGAGCGCACCATCGGCCAGACGATCTATGAGAACGTGGTTGGCAGCGGAGCCGTTGACACCCCCGGCGAGCGGTTTGGAGAGTTGTTGCGTGGCGCGGGCGCTGGCTTTCAGCGTGGCAGCGCCCAACTTGCTGGCCTTCCCGGCACGATTGGCGATCTGCTGAACATGGGCGCGGTCAGTGGCGCAAACGCCTTGCTCGGCACCAACTTGCAAACCACGCAAGAAGCCACTGGGGCGCCGGGCCTGCTCTCAGGCCAGAGCATTCAAGATGCACTTGCATCCGCCACTGGAGGCGCAAGCGAATTCCGCGCGCCCGGAACTGCTGGGGATTATGCCGCTACGATTGGCGAGTTTCTGCCGAGTGCAATGGGCGGGCCAAGCGCAATGTTGCGCTATGGCGTGCTTCCCGGCGCCGCCAGCGAGGCGGCAGGGCAGGCGACGGAAGGCACAGCCCTTGAGCCTTACGCACGTGCTGCGGCCGCTATCGGAACGTCGTTGCTTGCCTCTCCTCGTCCAGGCGCATTTGTTGGTGACGACGAAACCGCGCGCATGGCCAACGTGCTGCGTGAAAGCGGCGTTGATGTTTCCACTGGTCAAGGTCGCGGCTCGCAAGCCTTGATGCGAATGGAAGGCCGCTTGCAGGCGACGGACGATCAGCTTGCGGACTTCACCGCTGCCACCATGCGCCAGCTTGGAAGCACGGCGAAAACAGCCACCCCCACAAACCTTGCCGCAACGCAGCGCGAAATCGTCAAGCAAATGGACGATGCTGTGAGCGGGGTGAACATCATTCCAAATCGCACGCAGGCTCAGGCTGCGGTGAAGGTGGCGACGGATTACATTGACCGCGTTCCAGCGGGTCAACTGACGCCACGCATTCGCGGTATTGCCAACGAAATCAAGGCATTAGCTTCAAGCGGCAAAGACGTTCCATTGTCGCGTCTCAAGGAGTGGCGCTCTGACATTGGCGGTTTTACCGTTTCGTCCGACACTGCGACCAGAAACGCGGCACACTCGTTGCGAACCTTGATTGACGATATGACCGATCAGGCTCTTACCGCTGCTGGGCGCGCTGACGACATTGCTGCACTTGCAAAGGCCCGCGAGGCCTACCGCAACTTTATCGGCGTCCGTGATGCGGCCACTCGGGCAGCAGCAGAAGGCGGCATACTTTCTCCCACCCAACTCAATCAATCCATGATCCGCGCGCAGGGCCGTGAGGCATATGCAACCGGCCGATCCACGCCAATGACTGACTTCACCCGTTCGGCGGCAGCAACCCTGCGCCCTGCGCCTGCAACGCTTCCTGGCGGCGTGCGGTCTATCTCTGAGGCTCTACCGGCTGCACTTGGGGCAGCAGGGGCTGGTGGCGCGATTGGGGCCGGTCTTGGCCCGCTCGGCGCAATTATCGGTGGTGTTGGCGGTGCTTTGGCCCCGGCTGTTGGCCAAATGGTAATGCGGAGCAACCCCATGCAGGCCATGCTTCGTGACCCGCTCCGCACGCTAACGCAAGCTGGGCGCACCGTCCCCGGCCTTCTCGCACAATAACGGAGACACAAATGCAGCCGAAGAAGCTCACCCGCGACCAGATCCAGAACACGATCAAGAACGCCATCACCGAGGCGGTTGACTTCGTTGAGTCCGAAATCGCACCCCAGCGGATCAAGGCGCAGAAATACTTTGACGGCCAAGTGGATCTGGAGGCCGAGGACGGTCGCTCGCAGGTTGTCGCCACAAAATGCCGGGACACCATCCGCGCGGTGAAGCCGTCGCTGATGCGCGTGTTCTTGCAGTCTGGCCGCCCGGTTGAGTTTGTGCCGCGCAAGCCACAGGCCGTGCAGGAAGCCGAGCAAAAGACCAACTATGCGGCCTATGTTTTTGAGCGCAACAACGGCTTCCAGATCCTGTCTGACGCAATTGATGACGCGCTTAAGAAAAAGGTCGGCATCTGGAAAGTCTACGTTGACGAGCCTGCCACGGTTGAAATCGATGAATACAGCGATCTGACCGAAGATCAGGTGCAGTTCCTGCGGATGGACCCCGAGATTGAAATTCTTGATGAAGAAATCACGCAAGAGGCCACCATTGACGAAATGGGCATGACCATCATGCCGGCCGTCTACGAATTGAAGGTCGCCAAGGAAACACGCAGCAAGGAAATCCGCATTGATGCGGTGGCCCCGGAAGATTTCTTTGTGGACCGCAATGCCAGCGGCATCCAAGACGCCTATGTCTGCGGTCATAGCGCGGACATGCGCGTGGGCGATGTTGTAGCTATGGGCTACGATTTCGAGACCGTCTACAATATGGCCGGGACCACAGATGGCCGCGTTGACGAGGAAGAAACGCTCCAGCGACTTGGCTGGGATGCCAGCGATACCGACGAGGACGCCAACGATCCGTCCATGCGGAAGATCACGCTGACCGAAGCCTACATGAAGATGGACATTGAAGGCACGGGCATTCCTCGCCTTTACAAGTTCCTGTGCGGCGGCGGCAGCTATGAAATGCTGGACTACGAACTTTGCGACGAGATGCCGTTTGCCATCTTTGAGGTTGACCCGGAAGCGCACGCCTTCTTCGGTCGGTCGCTTGTTGAAATCATCATTGACGACCAAGACGCGGCCACGTCGCTTCTGCGCGGTTTGCTCGATAACATGAGCCTCATCAACAACCCGCGCATGGTGGTCAATTCCCAGCTTGTGAACATGGACGACGTTCTCAACAACGAGATCGGCGCCATCATCCGCACCAAGGACGTGAGTGCCGTCCGTGAAATCACCATCGGCGGCATGGCTGCTGGGCTTTTGCCTGCCATCACTTACTACGACGAGGCTATCCGGGCTAAGACGGGCGTCTCTGGCGCTGGCATGGGCCTCGATGCCAACGTGCTGCAATCCCAGACCGCTCAGGGCGTCAATGCCGCCGTGCAGGCCGCCAATCAGGTGTCAGAACTTATCGCCCGGCACTTGGCCGAGGGCGGCATGAAACAGGCGTTTAAGATCATCGCCAAGCTGGCCAAGCAGCACATCGGCAGCCAAGAGATGATGCGCGTCAATGGCGAGTTTGTGCCGGTTGATCCGCGTTCTTGGTCGGCTGACAGCGACATGGCTGTGAACGTCGGCATCGGCACAGGCAAGCACGAAGAGCGCGCAATGGTGCTGCGTGAGACGCTCCAGACGCAAATGGGCATCTGGCAGGCTTACGGCCCGCAGAATGGCATCGTGACCATGAGCAACATCCGCGCCACCTTGGCCGACATTCTGCGTCACAGCGGCCTCCACAACGCAGAGCGCTATTATCAGCCCATGAACCCGCAGATTGAGAAGATGCTCATGCAGCAGGCCGCTATGGCCGCGCAGGCGCAACAGGGCCAGCAGATGGGCAGCGATCCAAACGCGGCCTTCTTGCAGGCTGAGCAAATGAAGACATCGGCCCGCGTTATGGCTGACCAGCAAAAGACGCAGTTGGACTATCAGAAGGCGCTGATGCAGGACGACCGCGAGCGGGATAAGATGGCGCAGGATCTGGCCATCGAGGCCGCCAAGATCCTCGCCAACAGCGGCATTCGCCTGAACGAGCAGGCAATCAAGGCCGAGCAGGCGATGACGCGACCGATGGGGATGATGCCGAATGCTTGATATTCGACAGCGCGCAACTCAGGCCCGGCAGTTGGCTGATTACGAGCCTTTCAAGGCAATTGCCGACGAAATCCGCGATGAAGCTGTTCAATTGTTTTTGAACCCGGCGTCTGATATAAATGCGATAGCTCGGGCGCATGAGGCGATCCGGGCGGTTGAAACGTTCATCGCGGCAATTCAAACGCGCCTCGACGCCGAGAAGGTCGCAGACAAAAAGGCTCAGGACCGTGGACGCGACTGACAAAATGGAAGCAGCAGTAAATTCGCTGCTGATTATGGACGAACCATCCCAGCCGGATGAGGCACCGCAGGAAAATTCTGCGCCCGAACCGGAAATGGAAGCGCAAGAGACTGAAGCGCCGGAGGCTGAGGAGTATGAACCCGAGGCGTCCGAAGATGTCGAAGCCGTGGAAGAAGATACAGCACAGGAACAAGCGCCCTCAAAATACACCGTCAAGGTTGACGGCAAGGAAGTTGAGGTAACGCTGGACGACCTTAAGCGTTCGTTTTCCGGTCAGGCTTATATCCAGAAGGGGATGCAGGAGGCAGCCGAGGCTCGCAAGGCCGCGACTGATCTTTTCCAGAACCTTCAAGCCGAACAAGCGAAGTTCATGCAGGTGGTGCAAACCATTCAAGAGCAGGGCTTCAAGGCACCCCCGCAAGCGCCTGACATGGCGATGATGGACAAAGACCCCATCGGATACATGCAGGCTGATGCGCGTTACAGGAAAGAGCTTGGTGAGTATCAGGTTCAGCAACAGCAGATCCAGCAAACGGCGATGGCACATCGTCAAATGCAGGACCGGCAGATGGCTGAATTTGTTGCTGAACAAAGCAAGCTCCTGCAATCGCGCATCCCAGAGTTTGCCGACGCGAATAAGGCCCGTGAAGTCACGGGCAAGATCCGCGCGACAGCCACTGAGGCTTACGGTTTTTCGGACCAAGAAATTGGCGGCATCGTTGATGCCCGTCAGGTTCAAGTCCTTTACGACGCGATGAAGTGGCGTGAATTGCAGGCTGCGCGGACCAAACAGGCACCCGCTGCACCCAAGTCAATCAAGCCAGTTGCGCGCCGTGCGGAGCCGCAGCCACTTGTTCGGAAAAAGCAGATCGACGCAGCGCGGAAGACTGGTGGCAAGCCTGAGGCTTTCATCGATCTTCTGTTTAAATGAACCCCTAAGGAGTTTGGATCATGGCACAGCCGACCAACACCCTGGATAGCTACGACGTCCGTGGCATCCGCGAAGACCTCCAGGATATCATCTATGATATCTCCCCCGAAGAAACGCCGTTCTACACCAAGTCCGGCAAGGCAAAAGCGACCAACACGCTGCACGAGTGGCAGACCGACGCTCTGCGTTCGTCCGCTGACAACGCGCACATCGAAGGCGGCGACACTGCCCCCGAAGCGCGCTCGGTCACGACCCGTCTGGGCAACTACACCCAGATCTTCAAGAACTCGGTCGCCATCCCTGGCACCGATGATGGCCTGAACAAAGCCGGTCGCGCACGCGAAATGGCCTATCAGGTTCTGAAGATCGCCAAAGAGCAGAAGCTCGACATTGAAAAGGCCCTGTTTGCCAATCAGGCACGCTCGGCTGGCTCGTCGGTTGCTGCTCGTCGTTTGGCTGGTGCGCCCGCTTGGCTGACCACCAACACCAACTTCCAGTCTGGCAACGGCGGCGCTGACCCGACCGGCGACGGCACCAACGCCCGCACGGACGATGGCACCCCGACGGCTTTCGATCAGACGAAGTTCGACAGCGTGATGCAGCAGATCTGGGTTGCCGGTGGCAAGCCCGACACCGTTTATCTGTCGGCGTTCCAGATGAACAAGGCCCTGACCTTTACCGGCAACAACAACCAGCGTTCCAACGTGACCGCTGAAGCTGAGAAGGTCATCAAGCACATGTCGGTCTATGTGACCCCGTGGGGCACCGTGGAATTCATGCCTTCGCGTGAAAACCGCAGCCGCGACGTGTTCATCATGCAGGACGATATGTGGGCTGTTGGCGTTCTGCGCCCGACCCGCAACACCGAGCTTGCCAAGACCGGCGACAGCGAAAAGCGCCAGATCATCACCGAACTGACCCTCATTTGCAAAAATGAAAAGTCGTCCGGTGCGGTCTATGATTCAACCGTTTCGTAAGGAGGGTCAGACATGGCTTCGGAATACAAACCCAACCTCGGCGTGATTGCGATCACGGCCGCCACCACGCTTGATGATGATGCCTACGCTGGCCGCACCATCAACCTGAACTCCACCACGGGCCGCATTGTGACGCTGCCCGCTGCCACGGGTTCGGGCGCCAGCTACACGATCTTCGTGGGCGCAACCGTCTCCAGCGGTTCGCACGTGATCCGTGTGGCATCGTCGGCCGACGTGATCCAAGGCACCGTGGCGATTGCCACGGACATCGCCGGCGTAACCGTTCCCACGGCTTCGGACACCGACACCATCACCCTCAGTGGCTCGACCACTGGCGGCGTGCGTGGCTCGCTGCTTGAGCTTCAGGACGTTGCATCGGGGATCTGGTCCGTGCGCGGCTCGCTGGTGTCGACCGGCTCTGAGGCAACCCCGTTCTCGGCGGCTGTCTGATAATGCTGGGGGCGGCTTCGGTCGCCCCCACTTTTAACGCGGGGAAATCATGACGCAGGTCTGGGTTAAAACCAACGAAGGTGCTATCATGCGCCTCGGGGACGCGCAGAAGGCGCGCAAAACGAATGAGGCGCTGACCTATGAAGTTGTCGGAGAGAATGACGGTCGAGGATGGGACGCTGCACATTCAGCAGACCCACGACTTCACGCCGGTGGCCGAGAAGTCAAAGGCGATGCAGTCGGCGGGGATGTGGGACCTGGGCGAGAGCCGGTTGGTGGCCAACATTCCGATGAAGTTGTGGGCGGAGTGGGCCAAGAAGCACGGCGTCCGCGCGGACGACCACGGCGCGATGAAGGAAGTCGTGCATAAGGAATTGATGAACTCGGACAACGCACATTTCCGGGTTTGGAATGGCAACCTCGGCCGCTTCAAGGCCAAATAAAGGATCGAGCAGATGGCAACGATTATCCCCACCACGGTTGAGGAGCAGGTTCGGGCTGCTGCTTATCGCTGGACCGACTACAGCACGGCCGACACGGCAACGCCTGTGAAGCTGCAAAACATGCAGGGCCTGGCTGGCGCCGTGCAGGTGACCGGCACCTTTGGCGGGGCGACGATTACGCTGCAAGTGTCGAATGACGGCACCAACTTTGTGACGCTGAAGGATGGCACGGGCGCTGCGATCTCGTTCACGGCCGCTGGCTTCGCTGAGTTTTCGACTGCCGCTCTGTTCATCAAGCCGACGTCCTCGGGCGGCACGGCTGACAATGTGACTGTGACTGTCGTCCTCCGGGGGTAATCCAATGAATATGCCGCTTGCTCTGTTGAACCGTCGTCGCAGGGGTGGCGGCTTTTCCCCGAATGCCCTCTTTGCTCTTGCCGAACCCGGCGTCTGGTTCGACCCGTCTGACCTGACCACTTTGTTCCAAGACACCGCAGGCACGACGCCTGTGACGACGACTGGGCAATCCGTGGGCCTCATGCTGGATAAGTCCAAGGGGCTGGTGCTGGGGCCGGAGTTGCTTGCTGACCCTACGCTCGAAAACCCATCTTCTTGGACAGCTTCTGCTGTTAGTTTGGTCGTGACTGGTGGAAACGCGGTCTGGACCTCTGCTGCATCTGGGGTAAATCTACAGCCCTCTACTGGTCTGACCCCTGTAAGCGGTAGGTGGTACTATGTAGAGGTGACCATTGCGTCGATTTCGGCAGGTGCTTTGCGCTTGAGCAACGAGGCAGGAACCGCCCTGTCTTCTGACTTCACTACGGCAGGGAAGAAGACCTTCTACGTTTTGGCTCCGTCCACCAGCAATCTTTCCCTGCGATCTGTTGGTACAACAACTGCATCTGTCTCTGATTATTCCGTCAAGGAACTCCCCGGCAACCACGCCGTGCAGGCCACCACTGCCAACCGCCCGATCTATGGTGTTCATCCTTTCGGTGGGCGTAGGAATTTGCTGGTGCGGACGGAGGATTTTGAGAATGCGAGTTGGTTAAAGCAAAGCGCAGGGACAGGTGTCGTTCCTGTTGTGACCACCAATGCAGCAATTGCCCCAGATGGCACAACTACTGCTGATCTCGTCTCCTTTAACCGTGGCGCGGGGAACCTTGTCGCTGACCGCAGCGTCCTCGTGCAGGCACCCAGCGGGATTACGTCTGCCACTTACGTTGGCAGTATTTGGCTTAAAGCTGCTACATCTGGTGACATCGGAAAGCAGATAGGTGTTCGCACTGTTGGTGGTTCTACCTACGGTGTTGAAACGCTTACTGCCGATTGGGTGCGCGTTACGAGGGTTGAAACAGGCTCATCTTCAAACTTTGAACTTGCGTCTCGTGGAACAATCACGGCAGACAATCAGGTATCTGTCCTCATCTGGGGCGCACAACTCGAAACAGGCTCCACCGCCACGGCCTACCAGCGCGTGACCGACCAATACAACGTCACCGAGGCTGGTGTGTCGTCTGTCAGCTACCTGTTCTTCGACGGGGTAAACGACAGCTTGGCTACCTCCACGATCACGCCGGGGGTTGATAAGGCTCAAGTGTTCGCCGGGGTGCGGAACCTGCAAACTTTAGCTGTTGGAGCTATTGTCGAACACTCAGCGTCTACTGCTACCAATAATGGCGCATTTATCCTCGCCGCCCGCGAAGGTGTCTCAAACTACTTCTTTGGCCCAAAGGGAACTGTTGGCGCAGAGGTTAGGTCTCCAGCAAGTTACCCGGCCCCCATTACCAACACCCTAACAGGCATCGGTGACATCTCAGGGGACAGCGCCGCGTTGCGCGTAAACGGCACCCAAGTTGCCACATCGACCACTGACCAAGGCACAGGCAACTTCCTCGCCTATCCGCTCTACATCGGCGCACGGGCAAGCACGTCCTTGTTCTT